CTTCCTTCGGCTCTCCAACAAAATGGACAGTTGATGGGCTCAGTTCTATCGTTTCCAATCCTTTGTATTATTAACCTCTGTGCGTACTGGTACGCTATGGAGGAATACTTGGGATCCACCGTTGACCCGGTTGATTTACCGGTTTATGTCAACGGGGACGATATCCTCTTCCCATGTAATGACCAATTCTATGAAGTCTGGAAGGAGAAAGTTTTCGCCGCTGGGTTTGATTTATCCATCGGTAAAAACTACATCCATTCAAATTTCTTCACCATGAATTCCATCTTATTCCATGAAAATCGTGTTACTGGTGAAATCACCCGTTACGGTTTCCTTAATGTAGGTTTGTTAACTGGAAAAGCAAAAACAACAGGTCGCCAGGAGATAAGAGATAAACCAATCTGGGATTGGTATGACTCAGTTATCGCTGGTGCCACCAACAAACTTCGTGCTCACCGGAGGTTCCTCCATTATCATCGTCGCTTCCTAAAGAAAGCTACACGAAATGGAAAAAGGAATCTCTTCGTGGCTCGGGAGCTGGGTGGATTAGGTTTTCACCTTGATCCAGAGGTAGAACCATTTGTAACCTTCACACCGTACCAAAGGAAATTAGCCAGGTATTTCTCCTGGTTCCTTAGGAAAAGGGCTAAGGCTGGTTCCTTACCAAACAAGTACATAGTACGGTTGAGTAAAGAACAAGGATCTTCTAAATCATATGCTTGCATTGATTTAGGGTTCTATGATACCTACGAATATGTTCCATTGTATTCACCACTGAATGTAAATCAGAGTTTAGAAAAGAAGAGGCTATACGATCTTCCCCTCCTAGCTCGTTCCGCTAAAGAAAGAAAGAGTGATCCGGTATTCCACCAAGGAGCCGAATTACCTTCCTGCTTTAAGTTGGAGAAACACGGTAACAGAAAACTCCGCCATCTGTGCGAGTTTCCTTACCGTCTTGTTTCTGTAACTAGGAAGCCTATCGAAAACCTTCTATCCTCATATACAGAGGAGATCGAAACACCAGACGGTATCAATCAAATTACTAGATTTGATCCTGATTCCCACCTGGAAACCGAAACTAATACCAAAGGTAGATACCAATTATACCGTAAAGGTTATTGGTCCTTTGATAACGACGGTGATCTCGTATATACCGATTCTAGGTATTTCAATAAGGACAGGTACTTACGTCCTATCGTTAAGAAGAAATCTAAGCCTGAACCAAAGGTACATCGTGACCCGAAGTCCAAGTATAG